AATTTGTGCGGAAGTTAATGATGTTTTGGATGGATCATAATAAACATTTAATGTGAGTTTAAGGTAAGTATAATCCGGATCAACAATAGTAGGAGTTACAGTTAACACAGAAATAGGCTTAATTACTTCTGAAATAATTCTTTGTTTTTGTGTTTCAGTCAGATTATATGCACCAGCTGGTTTCAAAGAAACAAATACTTGACCGTAAACAGGAGGATTATTTTCTTCACCACCCCAAACGTTGACAGCATCAAAAGAAATACCTAAAGAATTTTGTTGAATGGCTGTAATGTAATCGTTCTTACTAACGGCACGTCCTTGTGCTGCATAAGCTTTAGGTGCCTGAAATTTAATAGAATCGATGGATTCTTTATCACCACCTTGAGTTGCTGGAGTTACTGAATTGACAGCCGATGGAGCATATCCCGAAACCGTATTCATTAAAACAAAACTGTTTGCACCAGCACCAGAAGTTCCTTCAGTTGAAAGATAATTAACATTAACAATATTTCCATCATTCAATTGTTGGCCAAGGATTCCATCACCAAAATAGATTTGATAATTTCCATTTAAAGATTCTTGTAAGAAATAAACCTTAGATGAACCATCTAATGTTAAATAATTTGTAGCTGGTTTAAATATGTCGTATGAAGAATTGGAACTCGATTGTTGTACCAATACTTTAATTGTTGTAGTATCAATCGATGCATCAGGTATTTCAAAAGTATATGTCGGGTTTGTTGAAGAATCTACAGTAAAGTTATATGTTGCTGGAACACCTTGTTTAATTTCAACATTATTAAAGGTTGCAGTATTACTAACCACATTAACTGTATATGAATCTGGATTTACAAAAGTATAGTTTACACCATTAATTGCAGCAGAACCAAAATTTAAATATGCTGGTAGTGTTAATGAACTAACGCCAACATTATTAACTATCACATTGACGGTTGCTGTTGGTGCAATTGCTGATTTTGGAGTATAATTTAATACTTTTGCTTGAGAAACGACAGAACTTCTTTGTGTAGCTGAGTCCAGAAACATTTCATTGGCTACCATATTTAAATAGTAAGCATTATACTGAGTATTATATGATAGTACATCCAAAAGTACAGACATACCAGAACCTTCAAAATTATAATCTTTGAAAGTATTTTGGCCCTGCAAATAGGTAATAAAGCTACGTTTAAGCGTATCAAAATCTAGATTTACGACTTGTGTATTGGTATTAGCGGCCATTATCTGGTCCTCTGTAATATTAAGCTAAAGGATGTTGGTTGTGTTTGGTTTCCCACTAAAACCGACAAGGAAACACTAAATTGGTTACTATCTGGTGCAGCAGTCACAGAAATCGTATTAATTGTAGCTCTTGGTTCATAATTAGTAATCGTTCTAATTATCTCATTCTGAATCAATGTTGCTGTTAATGAAGAAATAGGTTCAAACAATAATTGATTTAATGTGCTTCCAATATCCGGTTGAAACAACCTATCATAGATATTGGTATTCAAAAGATTACGAATAGAACGGATTACCGCCTGTTCGTCATACTTCATAGCCACGTCACCCGTTGAAGGTAAACGAAGGAAAGTTAAATCGATATCGGAGTATATGTGGTTATTGATTGCCATTCTTTATTTATGAGTTAATTTTGGTTACTAAACTGGGAGTACCAACTAAATTATTTACCAAATAAGACATTGTGACACCCATATTATTAAACGATTGTAAAAAACTTGCATCTTGTGAAACTTGTATCGAATTTTGATAAAAAGTCCAATCTTGCATCCTCTGATTATATAATACATTTGTCGTGGATAAAAGATAATTTTGAATATTGGTAATTTCTGATGGTGCAAGGTTTGATGTAATATATCCAGAAATATTTGCTCCAACGCTATTGGCATACTCATTGGCATAATAAGTTAATTTAATAGTATTTGCAGTAAGAATATCAGGAATGAATAAACTAGTAAAACTACCAAGAATGGGGGCTGTATTTGATACTCCATCAGTTTTAGACAAGGTCATCATATTCAATTGGCCGATATTTTGTGCAGAATTTAGACTTGGAATACCTTGACTATTTGAAACGGTCACACCGGATATATTATCTGTATGAGATTTGAAATTATTTAATTCAATTGTTAAACTGGAAGCCAATGCCTGTGTGACGCTATCGTTTGCAGAATTTGCAGAATAGTACAAACTATTTGAACTAATTAACATACTTGCCACATTGCCGGCAGTAGGATTTTGAAAATAATTAGTTCTAACAACAGGACCAGCACTTAAATCTGTTGTCTGCCAAGGTTTTAATGGTGCTGTATTGGCAATTAAATTTAATGTATTTGATGCTGATGGTGCCAATGTTTGAGCGGAACCAAAACGAGTCGTATCAAAATTTAATCCTAAACGTGAATAAATGGTCATAATATATTTTCCTTTAAGGCATCAATGGAGTTGGTACACCTGTTACACCAAAATCTTTTGATAAAACAGCGTGAGTGTGTGAATCATAAAGTGACCTAATCAATGGTGCACCACCTTCGGGGTCCATTAAAATGCTGCCAAAAACAATCGTTGAACCAATGACAGCGGGTGCGGTAACCAAAACAGTAGCAGTAACAGTACCAGGAATAGTAGGACCCGGAATGCCAACATTGACGCCACCTAAAGTTGAGATGCCTGCAACAGGATTAGCAGAACCGGGAACACCAGCATGAATACCTGTTCCTGCGGTTACTGATCCGGTAGAGTGTAACGAATCAGCCTTAACTTCACCATGAACAGTCATATCTGCGTTTAAAATTACTTTTTCACTAGTAGCAAGGTATATTCCTTTGCCTACACTTGGTGCTGTCAAATTTAAATAACCACTAGCAATAACGCTATAATTACCTTTTACCAATAACGAATAATCTTTTTCAACTGTTTGTTTGACGCTACCTTTAACATGGGTAATAGCATCACCACCAATAGTTACTTCTGCATTACCAACAATATTAATATTACATTGGCCTTGAATAATTACATTACCGTCTTTTTCTGTAATGTAAAAACCGTTACCAACAATTTTATGAACTTCAGTACCATCAGGTTGAATTTCTGTAAATGTTCCTGCTTTATGTTGTGTGCGAATACGTTCGGCCCCAGGAGTATCATCAAACTCCTGGAAATGCCCACACTCGGTTTGCATTACATTATTAAATGGATATTCTGCAGCATACGCTGATGGTGGTTCTTGTATTTGTGCCATTATGGTTTTGAGAATCCTGTTGATGGAGAAAATCCTGCAGCTGCATATACATCTTGAGTAGCTGCTGCCTGTTGTTGTGTGTTTGCAATAGCTATTTGGCTAGGAGTTAATAAAGAACCTACAGCCAATGTAGCAGTAGCCGCCAAAGTTCCTACAGCGGCTGTAAATTGACTAATTGAACCTTGAACATCTTTAATAGTATTTTTTAAATCATCAATTGCAGCTTGATTTGGATCTGGAGTATTATCTAGTGCAGATTGAAAACCAGCAACCAATTGTTTTTTCAATGTTGCAATACAATCTTTAAAATAAGTAAGTAAAACAGCAGGCAAACTTAAAATATAAGCTAATAATTGTTTAATTGCGTTAACATAAGCAATAAAACCATTTAATGCATCAGTAATATCTTTGATAAATATAGCCGCATCTTTAATGTATTGTGCAATTTTTTCTAACTGACTTTTTAAACCATTAGAAGAAGGATTAACACCAAAATAAGCTAACACGGCTTTAATAGCATTACGAACAGCTTGAATAACTTGTCCACCAATTGCACCCGCTTGGTAGATGGCCATACCCACATAGGTACTAGAATCACACGCATGAGCCAAATTCTGATTTGATTTTTTTAAACCTGTATTAGCGGTAGCACCATTACCTGTTGCATAAATCGAAATGTTTGTTGAACCTTTTGTATTGTTTTCATCTACATTTGATGAAACTGCTTGGTCATCTGATGTAGTTACAATAGGTAGCTTTCCTGAAGATGCGCTCGGAGGAGCTAAAGCTATATTCATTTTAGCTAATTCTTCATTAGAGATAAATGTTGCGGTAACTCCCATCTACTTGTTTATTCCTGGTAATATACCCATCATAATAGGCATTTGGCCAGATTCGCCGTCCATAAAAAATCCTACGACCCAATCATCCATCCTAGGTTTACTAAAAGTATTTGGAGCATTAATAGGATACATTGGCAAAGCCCATGGTAAATCTGTAGTCGGTAAAGCAATTTTATCATCCGTATGCCAGCCAAAAATACGAACCCGTGCACGACCAGAACCTAAAGGATCTTTTCGATCTTCAACCACACCAACCCACCAAACAAAGCTGGTGAGTCCAATAAAATTATTACGATTCATTATATTTGTACACCATTAACATATTGTGATTGTGACGAACTATTGTAAGCAGGATAAGAAGTTGTAGCACTATCTTTTGCTAGTTCCAACACAGTTATATATGTAGCATTTTTTACAATATGCCGAACTGCTGTTATCAAATAATTACCAGAGTACGTTGGATCCAATGGTCTAGTAGCATTGTATCCTCCTTGATGAAAAGTTTTGGGATCAATAGCAAAAGAATTAAAAGTAACTACCCTACCCGCATTTAACATTGGATCACCGGGAACTGTAATTTTTATTCTTGTATAATTTGCTAGTGCTAATTGAGCCGCTCGGTTTGGCATATATTCTTCAACCATGATATCATTTGCAACTGAATCTGGTTTTTGAGCAATAAAAACATTTTTCTTTTGCCTTGTATTTGATGGCGACATTCTAAGTGAACCTATTTCCAAACCTGGTGTCGTAGTAGGCACTGGATCATACATGGGCTGGCCAAACCTATTTTTATAATTATTTGTAATTGCTTTTTTATTCAAATTCTGAGATGTACCAAAATAAGTATCATAATTAAAAGTTCCACCACTTGAAGTTCTTGTAAATGGATCTATTGTAATAACTTTATTAGCAAATGTTCCATTTGAAATTGCAGACAAGGTATCAAATAAATTTAATATTTCAAAATCCATTGCATTTGTGACCTGTTGCTGAATGTTCACACCTTTGGTGTTTGGATTGGTATTTTCAATATTTATTGGATCATAACGATATGTTTGATATACTGGATTTGCATACAATGTTTGTAATGAACTAAAATTATAACCTAAACCATTTTCAAAAAATAACATATCTGCGCCAGGATTTTTTACTGGTAGAGCATATGTGGATAACCAATTGATAGTTTCAAATAATTTTTTATTGGGAAGAATAAAGTCGTAAACACCCAAGGTAGGTTCAACCGATATTTGTTTAGTTTTACCTTTACCGACCTTCACATAATTATTTAATATGTTGGTAATAATATCAGATATTACCATACCTTTCATGGATTTTGATATTCGATATTGTTCAGCTAATAGAAATTCTTCAGAACAAAAATTGAGTACATAGTTTTCATATGCATTACTTGAACTTGCAACTCGTTTTGAAATTTTATATATTCTATAGTTTCTAGAAATGTATTGTTTATCGCCTGAAGTCTTTTGTAATTGTACTTGAATAAATTCAGTACCATTCAAAAGGAAACTAGAAATCAAACCCATAGCATCAGATACAACCACTTCACCAGAAATGGTTGAAGAATAAATGTCCTCAAATAAATCCAATTCAACCATCATAGGCATTAAATTAACAGTACCCCCACCTGCCATGGAGGTTATTAGATTTAATTGTTTTAGATTATAATCAGTCGAATAGTTAATATTCTGTGTACCAGAATCTATACTGTTTATTGCCATACTATAAGCTCACTAATGATTGATATTGTGTTTCTATTGCACTTGCATAGGTTGAATTAATTAGATCAATATTTCTTTTTGATTCATTGGCTTGATCTTCATAATTATAGATAGAAACTGCATTAGGTTCTACCGTATAGGTTATTGAACTTCCATCGGGAAATGTACTTGTTGTGGTTAACGGTATGATTGAATTATAGGTATCTTGATCCACTTCAACCACCTTAATAGCAGTTGTTTTTGTGGTGTTATCAATCGTTGTTATCACTTTTTCGTAATGATGAACTGTTCCTAGTGTATACGATAACACATTTGCTGTTCCATTAGCACTCGTTGCATACTTATCTTGTAAATATATTGTGAAATTTTTCGTTGAGAGTGGCCAATCTGATTGTGGATCCATCATTTGTGGATTGCCATACAAAGCAATCCAGTAACGAAATGGAGAACCATAATACTTATTAGCAACAATCTCTGGAGTATCACCATCTTGCACCGCATATCGATACATCAACAAAGGGTTTTTGGCAAGCTGAGGTATTAATCCTGTGCGAACTAATAGGTTTCTGAGAACAATAGAATTTCCATTGCCGTCAGTTGTTGTTAGAAAAGGTAAAGAGCTAAAATATTCCATTTAGATACCTATAAAATTTTTACTAGTTGGATTTGAAGTATCATTAAACGCATTTGTCGCATTTGTTTGGGCAATCGCACTATTAAAATTATCAGCAATTGCACTATTTTTAAATTGATTCTTAGTAATCATTGTTGTTTCTTTAAATTGTAGTGTTAAGTGAGTTTGAACTGGATAACCATCCTGATATGCTGCCCATCCTTGTGGCGCATAATCTACTTGAACAGATTGTAATACACAATCATTTACTGAAAATGTTTTTGATGGAGTTCCACTAGTAATTTTACCATTAGCATCAGTAAATCCTCCATTATTACTATTAATCAATGTATTTAATCCTGTACTATTTAAGGCAGATTGTAATGTGTTTGATATTTGGCCCAACATTCCACTATTACCTAAGAATTGAAATTGGACTGAAAATATTTGTGGAGGTGTTAAAAATTGTCCTGGCTGTCCTTGTTGGCCGCCAGCAATACCTGGTAAAGAATAGAATGCAAAAGAATCACAAATATTTTTAACGGTTTCTGCTTCGGCTCTTGTTTTTGGTGTCAAATAAAAATCTAATTGGAATGTTCTCAATTCAACAGAATTAAACAATAATTGAATTTGTGGATTTTGAACAATACCAGCACCTTGTGCAGCTAAAGATCCTAATGCTTGACTACCTGTTAATACTCCTAAAGCTGCGCCAGCGGCAGCTGTAGTATATCCTGTTCCTGTATTTTTTAATTGGCCTGATTGTTTATCCGACCAAGCATGGCCAAGTATACCCGGAATACCCAATTCTTTAGTAATGCTAATTTCTTCGTAATGCGTTTCATAATTTATTGCAACCGTTTCTGGCATATACAACGATATTGTTGTATACGGCTTTTCCTGTTTTTGTGCTGTATATGATGGTGCTTGGTAAATAGCAGCTGCTGCAGGACCTAATGCTAATGTACTAGTACCTAAAGCACTAAGACCGGAAGTTATTGATGTTGCAAATGCACCTAATGTAGTAGTTTCTGCAGAAACATTATTATATGCATTACCAAAAGCTTCACCAGCAACAACACCAGCTTGTCCTAGCGCTTTGCCAAGAGTTGTTGTATAATCATATGCTTGAATAATAACAGCATGACCCAAAGCTGGGTTTGAACCCAAATCTGATGGAAAAATAAGGTTATTGATTGGACTAGTTCCACCTAGTAAAGCCGCTAGAGGACTGGCTAATGAGTTTAGGCTTACTCCACCGATATTTGTGGGTATAACTGTGAATCCCATGGTACTCTCTTTTGATGTTGAATATATATTATTTATGGCATATTCTGGACGATTTACACCTAAGAATCCTCAAAAATACGTTGGGGATCCAAAAAATATCATTTACCGCTCGAGCTGGGAGGTAAAAGTGATGGATTGGCTCGACCGCAATGACGATGTTATATCATGGCAATCAGAGGAAACCATTGTTCCTTACAAATCTCCTGTGGATGGTAAATGGCACCGATATTTTCCTGATTTTCTCGTTAAAGTCAAAACCAAAGATGGTAAATTCAAAACAATGATGCTTGAGGTGAAACCCAAGAAACAAACACTACCACCTGAACCAAGAAAGCGAATTACTAAACAATATATCAATGAAGTTACCACTTGGGGAGTAAATGAA